TGCAGACCGGCTATGCCCACACCGTGGACGGCCAGGGCAACAAGCCCCCGTTCCCCGAGAAATTCGAGATCATGCTCGACACCGACGCCCCGGCGTATGCGGTGGGCGAGTACACCCTGCACCCCTCCAGCCTCTACATCGACCGTGATGGCCGCCTTGCTGTCTCGGCGCGGTTGGCTCCCGTCAAGCGCACGGCGACGGCCTGAAGGGGTGCACCATGCACGCCCTCGACTTCGTAGAGGTCTCGCGCATCGCTGAGTTGACGGCGTTGCGCATGGCGGCCCTGGCCGTCCTGTCCCGCGCCTCGGTTGACGATGATCAGGTGCAGGGCCTGCGGGTGCAGGTCGAGCAGGACGGCTTCGGCCAGCCCTTTATCAACGTCGAATTGCTCGGCGTTGCTGATGTTGCGGTCGGGGGCTTTTCGCTGTGAAGGTCGCGGCGCTGTTCGTCCGACCAGATAGCCACTACAAGGCCATGCCGGACGTTGACGCGTTCGACCATGAGCGTGACGCGTTGACCTGGCAGGGCGGCGTCCCAGCGGTCTATCACCCGCCGTGCCGCGCCTGGGGACGCTACAAGGCGGTCGCCAAACCTCGCGACGGTGAGCGCGAGCTGGCGCTCTGGTCTGCCGCCATGTGCCGCCGCTACGGTGGCGTTATCGAGCATCCGGTGAGTTCTGATCTGTGGAAAGCCATAGGTTGCGCTACTCCTGGGATTCGGGATCAGTTCGGCGGCCTGCTTATCACGCTGAATCAAGGGGATTTCGGCCATCGTGCGCCGAAGGCAACCGCCCTCTACCTGGTCGGTTGCGCCGTGCCAGAAACACCCTTTGAGCTGGCCGACAAACCCGGCCGGATCGAGAACATGGGCAGGGCAGAGCGCGAGCGTACTCCGGTCGAGTTCGCGGCGCTGCTTGTCAACCTGGCGCGGTCTGTCCGCGTGGCGTCATGCTGACTCACGCCTCCATTCAGTGGCACCGCGACGAGGGCGAACCCTTCGATTCGCTCGCCGCTGTTCGCTTCAAGGCCCGACCGGAATGGTCGCTCTCGGCCCACCTTGGCGACCGTGCGGAGCGTGGCATTGATACGCCTATCCGCGCCCGCCAGCAGCGTGCGCACAAGGCGGCGACGGCTGTTTGCGGCGCGACAGCGCCGGGGCTTGTCTCAGTTCCATCAAGTTTTCAGACCTCGCCAGAGGTCGATGCTTTAGAGGCTGCGCAGCATCTTGATTGCCTGCTGCTTACCGACGCCGCGAAAGCCAAGCGCCGGTTGATGAAGCTTCGTATGTCTATCGGCATGGCCGCACGCGGCCACGCGGTCAGCGAGAAGGGCTGCAGGAGCGATCAGGCTTGGATGGTGACCATGACGTATCGCCCTGGCGTCGATTGGAGCCCCAAGGACGTTGCAGCGGCCTTGCTGTCATATCGCAACTGGTGCCGCAGCAAGGGCATCGCATGCCGCTACGTCTGGATTGCCGAGATTCAGGACGGCAAGCGCCGCGCCGATGGGGTAGGGCGGCAGGTCATCCACTACCACGCCGTCGTTTGGCTCCCTGCAGGCGTTCGCGCCCCTCATTTCGACCGGCGCGGCTGGTGGCCTCACGGCATGACCCGCACCGATCCACCGGTTCAATCGAAAAACCCTGTCGGATATCTCCTGCACTACCTGAAAAAGGACAAGGAGCTTTCGGCCATGCCCAAAGGAGCAAGAGCTTATGGAGTCGGTGGCCTGGATCACGCTATGCGTCGTGCTCGTCGGTGGCTTGGCCTCCCTGCGTTTGTGCAGGGAAATTCTGACGTCCACGACCAGTGGAAAAGAGCAACGGGCGGCGGCTGGCTCTCTCCTTGTGGCGTCGTGTATCCGTCCGAATTCCAACGGGTCAAGGTCGGCGGTATTGATGCCCTACAGCGCGTCTGCACACATGCGCGAAGCATTGAAGCAAGCGGCCCGTTCACCTGGATTGAGCGAGGGCTGACGCAATGAGAATTTTGGTTTGTATCGATGACGCCGCGAATCCCTGTCCTCCAGGGCTGCAGCAATGGGTCACCGTTGAGGAAGCTTTTACCCCTGGCGCGCTCGGTGTAGATGCTTTGAGCATCGCCGCTGTGTTTACCTGGGGCCTTGCCTCTGTGCTCATGCTTTGGGCGTTAGGTTACGCCATCGGCGCTGCCCTCAAGACCATTCGTCTTATCTGAATTTGCCCGTTTTGGGCGATCCGTTGACCAGCCGGTTGCTGGTTATGTTTCAAAGGAAAAATCATGGATGCAATTTTCGCTGCTGTCGATCTGTCTGCCGTCGCTACCTTCGTCGGCGCTGCCGGTGTGCTCATCGTCGGCATCGCTCTGGCCTTCAAGGGCATCAGCCTCGGCAAGCGCGCCGTCAACAAGGCCTGATCATGGTTACTGGCGCACTCATGGTTATGTTCTGGGCCGTCATTGCTCTGATCGGAGCCATGAGCGCGCTGTGCTTCGTTTTCGGCATGAAAGGGGCGGGCCTGTGAACCATGTCCGCACCCTCTTCGCGCTCTTGATGAGCGCTTTTTTCATTGCTCAGGCTTCTGCTGCCACCTTCAAGCCTAGCGGCCCTGCGGCGTACACCGTCGAGCTTTTGCCGATGATTAGCCAAAACGGCACGCCCTACATGAGGCCCACGCAGGTGCTTACTGGTGCTTCTCCTGGCGCTGTCGAGCTTTCCGATTTGATTCGGTCACCCGGCCCCGCTGGGCAGGTTATTGAGCTCACCGCGAAACAGAAAATCCCGTGGGGTCAGGTCGCTCGCGTTGCAGGTCGCGCTGCTGGTTGGATCGGTGCAGGAATGATCGCGTATGACATTTACGAGCGCATGCGCGTAACGCCAAATCCAGGCGGAACAGGGTGGCAATACGACCCTGGAATGCCCGGTATTCCAGGCACGAAATATAAGGTGCAGGGCAATGAAACTCTTTACGCAGACCCTCTGCCGGGTCTGTATTTGTTCGGTGATGACAACTGTGCCATTGCCATAAATGGCGGCTGGAAGAACTGTCAGGTTACGTCGGTTACTAGGCCATCGCCGCTGCAGGGCAGAGTTGTCATCTCCCTCTGCGGCACGGCTCAATTTCCAGAGTTCTGTACCACCTCAACCTTCATGCCGAACATTACGGCGGTGGATAGTGTGTTCTGTCCCGATGGCGCTGCTCCTGCAGCTGATGGCAAGTGCGCTTCCCCCGCCCGCGTTGCTCTTACAGAGGATGAGGCTACGGCTCTCATGGAGCAAAACGCGCCAAAGGATCAGGCCCGCGAAATGCTCGGTGAAATGCTCGGTGCAGGTGCCAAGATCGACATGACCCCGAAGCCTGCCGTGGAGCTGACCGGCCCGCCAAAGGTCGAATTGGCCCCAAAGACGACGACAAAAACCGATGCGCAGGGCAACGTCACCACGACGACCACCCAGACCGTTTACAACATCACTTATCAGGGTGATACATATTCGTGGACGGAAACGACCAAGGTCACAAACCCGGACGGCTCCACCGAAGAAACAGAAGACCCAACACCCGAAGAGGTCGCACCGCCTACCGATCCAAGCATGCCCGCCGTTCCCGATCTGTACGAGCAGAAGTATCCAGAGGGCCTAGCTGGCGTCTGGCAAGCTGAAGCCGCAGCCCTCAATCAGACCCCGATTTTCCAGTTCTTGCAGGGCCTCAATCCAGGCATTGGCGGTGGCGGCTGTCCAGTCTGGTCATGGCCGACAGCGCAGGTCCTGGGTATCTCAGTTGGTGGCGATATCAGCGTGCCCTGCTATGTCTGGTCGGCGCTTCGCATCATCTTCACAATCTCCGCGCTGCTGTTGGCGCGAAAATTGATTTTCGGGGGCTGATGTGGGCGCTATCGTTGCTGGTCTTCAACTGCTGCTTGGCAAAGTCGTCGCCGCGATCAAGTGGATCGGAGAGCTTTTTGTCAAGGTCTTCGAGTCCATATGGCTCTTGCTGCAGGATGCGGTCTGTTGGGTCTTTGAGTCAGTGATTCGGCTCGTGATTTCCATTCTTGGCGGCATCGATTTTTCTGGCCTCACTTCTTACGCCGGTGCCTGGGCGGGCCTTCCGGCCGGAACTACCGAAGTTCTCGCCGCTGTGGGTCTTTCGCAGGCTGTCGGCATCGTTATAACTGCCATCGGCATAAGGCTGATGCTGCAGCTTGTGCCCTTCACGAGGCTTGGGTCATGATTAATCTTCTGCTGGGTGCCCCCGGGGGCGGAAAGAGTTATGAGGCCACGGTGTTTCATATCCTCGTGGCGCTGCAGAAAGGGCGCAAGGTCATCACGAATCTGCCTCTTGCCCTGGACGCATTCGCGGCTATCGAGCCTGGATTTGCCAAGCTGATTGAGATTCGCACCAAGTCGCTGGGTCAACCTCGTAAGGACGGTTCAGCGTCTAGGGTCTTCAGCCGCGTGGAGGACTACGCAGACCCATGGAGGCATGCCGATGGATTCGGCCCGCTGATCGTCGTTGATGAATGCCATTTCGCGCTCCCAAAAGGCGAGACTGACCGGGAGGTAGAGGAATGGTTTTCGATGCATCGGCATTTCAACGTTGATGTTCTACTTATCACTCAGAGCTACGGCAAGATTTCCGCATCTGTCCGCGACTTGGTGCAGATGGTCTATCGGGTGCGTAAGAATGTCGCGTTAGGCTCGACCGGCAGCTATACCCGCAAGGTGCAAGACGGCATCCGTGGTGAGGTCGTGAACACGACTATCAGGCGTTATGAAAAGCGATATTTCGCGCTATATCGCAGCCACACCCAGGGCAAAGCCGTCGACGAGTTCAATGCAAGTGATGTTCGGCCTATCTGGAAAAACTGGACTTTCCTCGGCGCGGCAGTCTGTGCGCTGATTCTCGTCTCCATGCTCGCCACCGGCAAGGTGAGGGCTCCTTGGTCGCCGGACGTTGCGAAGTCCGCCAGCACGGCCCGGGCTTTGGTAGCTGCAAAGACAGCGCCTCAACCAGCAGCCCTCCAGGCCAGCCCGGCCACGCCAGCCAGCAGCCCCCACGAGCAGCCCCAGGCTCAAGCGCCAGCGCAGCCAGCATCGGCGGCCATTGCTGAGCCCTTCGCTGGCCGTGGCCTCCATCTGGTTGGCTGGATGCAGCTCGGACAGCGCCGCATCTGGTCGTTCGTTGTCAGCCAGAACGGTCAAGCTATCGCCACGATTACCGATGCAGAGCTGCAAGCTGCCGGGTACGAGTGGCGAGGTGACAGCCAATGTTCTGGCGTCCTTGAGTTTAAGGGTTTCACCCGCACTGTGCTGTGCGACTCACCCCAGGTCGGCCCCGGTATCCCTACGCCGAAAGGCGCGGCAGCGTAGGGGGGCGCCCGCTTGCGGGGGGCCCTGCGATGCTGCGCCTTTCGTCGGTTAGCATCGTGCCCAGGGGGAAATATGGGCATACAAGATCGGGATTACTACCATGAAGACCGACGCCGCAAAGAGCGCGACGGTTATCGCTCTACGCCATCTGGTCACAGCGGTGAGCATTGGCTAATGACCGTGCTTTTCTGGGTCGTTATCGCACTCGTCGCTGCGGTGGCTTTCCTCAGGGGCAGTCGCTATTTTCCTTAAACCAGCCTTGGGGGCTGGGGCTGGCCCCAGTGAGGCCGCAGGCCGTGGCTTAGGCTCTGCGCGCTTCCTGTAGCGTCGTCGCGGTCAGTGTGGCCACTTGCTCGCTTGGCCGGTTCGCGGCTTCAAGACGGTATTCCTTCACGGCTCGCCATAGCGCTTTGTTCGTGCTGATCGCCAACTGCGTCCGGTTGAACATTTCTGCGTCCCAATTGCTGTGGCCTTCATGAGACAGCCACCAAAGGGAAAGCAGCGCCGTGCGAGGAGCGCCCGACTTCAGCCAACGCTGTACGGTGCGCTCGCTGACCCCCAGAGCCTTGGCTACGGCTGCAGGTTTTGGCTGTCCGATCTCGGCCAGAAGGTCGGTCAGATTGCCGGCATATTTGGGCAGTCGATTAAGCATGATTCAGCATCGGCATGCACCGGGCGAGACTTGATCTCAAAGCAGCCAGCACCCCCCAAAGGCGGGAGACAAAAGATCGACAATGTATAGTCTGTGAAGACTGCTCAAAATTGTCGTTAGCCCCGATGCCTAGGGCCTTTGCGTCGTTTGACACGCCCGACAAAATGACGGCGAAAAAAAAGGCGATCAGCGTTGATGCGGCATGCGTGAAGGGGTTGCGCCTGGGAAGGTTCGCAATCTCCTGAAGCTCCCACAGGTGGCCAGGATCGGTGTCCAGAAGGCACGCCATCACGGCGATTTTTTCCTTGGGTAGCGGACGCCTCCCGGCCTTCGCATCGGTTATCGAGTTGGGCGAGATTGACAGCCTATCGGCAAGTGCTTTTTGCGACCCGCACACATACGTTGCCTTGTCAATCGCTTCTTTCCATGAATGCATAGCAATTCCTCGCCTTTAGTCTCTGCTCCACCACACAAATATCTGTGTGGCCCCAAATGGAGCCAACCATGATTCAGGTAACTATCGCACAGACCACCGTCCGGGAATTCAAGGGCAACAGCAAGACCAGCGGCAAGCCGTACCACCTGCGCATGCAGACCGGCTATGCCCACACCGTGGACGGCCAGGGCAACAAGCCCCCGTTCCCCGAGAAATTCGAGATCATGCTCGACACCGACGCCCCGGCGTATGCGGTGGGCGAGTACACCCTGCA